TCGAATGCTTGTGTCTTTGTTAGCCCTGCAAACTGTGCATCTGTCAAACCTAGTTGTTGTAAATTTATATAAGTGCTCATAATAGTTCTTGCATTTATCAAGCTTACACTTTGTCCTAAAATATCTATTTGTCCGGATTGTTCTACTAAAGAATCGCTAACCACTTCTAAAGCCTCTCCTACTGACTGTCCTAAATTTTCTATCGACTGTCTTATTTCGCCATGGGCATCGGGGGATGTGTTGTGTTCTTCAATTTTCGCACCTGCAATCCCCTCTGTAATAAAAACATTTTTAGCCATTAAGCACCTCCATACTGTAGCCTACCTACAATTAATTTTGTACCACTAAGCTCTACAAAATAAACAATATCTCCAACATTTACTATCTGCAAGCTATTATAATAAATATCGTGTATATTGTTCGTATCCTCTCCGTACACTCTTATTTTCACCCCTTTGTCTTGTACATCAACAACCTCAGCAAGGTGAGGAAGCCCTTGTTCCTTGTCTTTTTGCAGTCTTGCTATACCATCAAAATTAGTCATTTAGATTCACCAACCTTTTTGCTTTATGCTCCATTTGTGCCCCTGCCTTTAATGTCATAGTCCATGCCCTTTCCACTACGATACCCTTAGCTGAATGATGCCTTAAATCAAGAATATTTTCGCTGCCATGATGGGGCATATTGAGTGTGTAAAAACTAATTTCTTGCGTGATCTGTTTCGCATAAAATGCAGCTTTACGGGTTAAGTTGTCAAGCTCTTCTTGGCTTGCAATATTATCTACTGTTTGCTTGTCAAAATGTTTGTAGGTATTTTTAACCGAGTAAGGGTCTGTAGGGTCCTCGTTAATATAAGTACTAACTAACTCTCCTAACTGGGGGTGAGATACAATCCTTCTAAAAATATTAGGGATATTGTAATTGTCCATAATAGCATCTATATCTCCTGTAATTACACTTATGCTGCTTGTGTCGTACGTATAGCCTACATTGAGGGGGCTAGGCTCTCTGTATTTACGAGATACAAAATATCCATCATTATCTACAGATAAGTTAGTGTAGTTGATTTGACTAGCAAAATAATTAAACCATTCAAGATTGTTTTTCGTATCATCTACGACTATATCTGTTTGTAACACTAAGTCAGTTGGTTCAATGTCTACTTTTAATATGCCACAATATGTTATAAAGAAAGATAGCACTTCTACATAACTTGTTCCTTTAAGGAATAAATGGGATTCTAGTATCCTTGTCTTCTTAAGTATTAAGCTCTCATCGAATATTTGTGTAGAGACCATCCCATTTTTGATGTTTGGTTTTACATGAAGAAAGAGGCCTTGAGACCACCACTTGATGTCTCTTCCAATCCTAACCCCCATTAAAACCCTAACCCTGTCATTCAAGAAGTCAACTTTAACTTCTTCGTTGCGATAATATATTTTTTGCTCATAATCGGTCATCATGCTGTAAATATATCCATCTTCATCAACACCTACTATCCACGTATATCCGTCTTGATCTATTAACTCATACTCTGTAGATTCTTCTATTATGTTCTCTGTAAATAATAGTCCGTCATCTTGGACTTTTATTTTAGAGCTTGGGTTTGTAGCCTCCCCTGATTGTATTTCCACTGTATAGATTAGCCCATTTGTTTCAACCCCTAGGTTAAATAGTTTTCCTGACACACTCATTAGTATGGCATTAGCGTTTGGGGCTACAGTTTCAACTTTACGCACAATAGAAGGGACCCTATATTTTAGAGTCCCTATCTTTTGTATTTCGCTCGTGCTATCTTGTGCTATTGTGCCATCTACTAGCTCAATATCGCATTTTTTTACCCCCTGCCTATCCAGTAGTTCAATTTTGTAAAACTCTTCTCTGGACCCATTTTTAGCGTGCAAAGCATCCCTCTCTTGTTGTGTAAGATTAATCATACTCAATCACCTCTGTATAGTCTACTCGTGTACCTTTTAACGTGTATTCAATTCCAATATCATCAATTTTGTAGGATTGCTCTGGGATTGTTAAATATAGCTTTTGTCGCTTGTCTCTATAGATAAATACTTTTCTTTGCTCGCACATTTCAAGAAATTTAAAGATTTCTTTAGAGGTAAATGACAAATTAAAAGTACTGCTCCTGTGCTCTCCAAAAACAACAATAGGGTCTTTCCTTCCAGTCGGATGTATTATTGTATTCTCCTGTTGGATGTTACCGTTGAAAGAGTAAGGTGTTCTGCTAAGTGCAACAGATAGCGTATCTTGTGGGATATCTACAATAGCAATTACTGCTTTTCTAATTGTAAAGAGTACGTTTTCGGTATTGCTATCTTTAAATACATCATTAGATGTAACCCCCCTGACTATATAAGAACACTCTCCATGCACCGTAAAATCCACGTAATACAAATCGGCTGTCTTTGCAATTACTTCTCCATTCCTAATAATATAAAATACTTGGAATGGTTCTCCTGTTGTTTCCCACTCTAAAATCGCACTTGAAACGTCGTTGTACGTTTGAAGATTTATTTCTGCATCTAAGCCGGTTACTATAGAGAATTCTTTCTCTCCGAACCCTGACTCTTTTGAATATTGATTGATTACTTTGACTTGTGCGATATAGGGCCCATCTGGAAGATACTCTAAAACCTTTTGCCGAACGACTAACCCATTCTGCCATTCGGTGCTCCATATTAAATTTCTGTTGAGATCTAAAACATTTAAAATATACCCCTGTTGGTCTTGCGTATCCCAAACAATTGTCGGCCTATTGTTATAAAAAACGGATGCACTTGTAATGGTTGGAATTGGAGGAGTCCCCTCTACAATAAACTCTACTTGCTTCTGTATTGTCTTTCTAACCCCCATAGGTGTAATGTAGGTTATTGATAATAAGATGCTATGTGTGCCTGTAGAGAGTAGCCCTGGTTGTAAAATTTGTTGTGTTTGATACGTTCCTTCAAATGTATAGGCATTGTTATCCACGATAACTTGCCACTCAGTTTGATTAGTAGATGTCCACCATATTAAAATCTCGCTATCTCGTTCTCTACGCACACCATCAGGCTCTAGCACCCCTATAGATGGATACGTTTCAACAAGAGTTACATTTATCTCGCGCCACTCTGTCCAAAGTGTTTTCCATCCTAATCTTACCCTAAATTTATGCAAGCCAACTGTAAGAGTATTGTAAGGTAATAAGACTTGGGTTCCAGTTGTTCCATTCCCAGAGTTTACTATATTCTCATTTTTTAAGATTTCATACTCATATTTATCATAGTTGGTACCTTGCCAAGAAAGGGTTAAGTCTAAGTCAATATTCGCCCCGCTTAAGGCAACATTTGTAATGCTTGGGGTGATATCTCTTAGTTCAACACTTCGTTCTACCCATGTTCCAACACTTAAGTCTGTAGGGTCCCATGTTGGCACATAAATAGGCCGCACTCTAAACACGTAAGAGCCAGCCTCGTTAATTGTTCCTTTTTGTACTACAAAGTCTTTTGCTGTTGTTCCATTTGCTGTATAAATTACTTGATTACTGCGTAATATCTCAAACTCAAAACGAGATTGATTTTCACTGCGCCAATTTGTAATGATATCGTTTTCCCAGAATAAAGATTCTACGTTGAAATTTGTTATAGATGGGACAATACGTGTAAGCGTTTGAGAGGTTGTACTCCACTCTGTCCATACCTCTATACCATCTACTATATTTGCAATTCTCACCCTAAATAGCGTACTTATTGTTGCTCTAAGTGTGCCAACAGGTAATGACACTCCTGTTTGTGTTGTCCCTGCTCCGCTAGTAATTAGGATGTTGTTTTGATAGATTTCATACTCATATTTTTGCTGATAAAGTTGCATCCAAGACAAAACAATCGGATAGTCAATATTGTTTTGGTTGATTTGCAAGTTTTGAATCTGCGGTGTTCCAGTGAGTTTAAATTCTCTGATTTGCGACCATGCTGTATATCCGAGGTTCGTATTTAACCTTATTCGCCAATAATATGTCCCTTGTGGAATAGATTGTGGCTGAGCATTGTAAGAATTGGAACTACTAGGGGCTTCATAAAGTAGTGTCCAATTTACTTTATCTTGAGATATTTCAATTCTAAACGAAGATTGAGATACAGATGATAGACTTTTAATCTCCCAAGTAAAGGTTAAGTTTTGACCCGTACTAGAGGTTAACGCGTCAGGTGTCAGTCCGTTTACATAAGCTTTCCCACTCTCTATTGTTCTAAATATAGTCCACGCAGAAGTTGCGCTTGTTCCATCTGTTCCCTCTACAGTAATTCTCCATCTAATATCTTCACTATATTTAAAGAAGTTAGCTGGGAAAGTATAGGATTTATTACTATTAGCAATATTTACAGTTTTTACTTCTCCATTTCCCCCATACTTATACTCCAAAATGGCACTTGATTGAGTACCTATAGCTCCTCCTGGGGCATAATATTGCCAACTAAAAGTGTTTGCTGCCGTAGGATTGATATATCCATTGCTTGAAGGTGATATGTTGCTTGCTGTTCCATCCTCTAATTCTAAAATTAGATAACAACTAGTTAATCTAATCGTTGAGGTAAGTACCCAATCACCATTAGTCCCAGCATATGTCGGGGTCATAATTTGTGAGATAGATGGGCTAAAAGATACTACACCACTCCAAGCTGCATACTCTGCTGGTGTAAGTACATCTGTTCCCGATTGATTTATACTTGTTCCAATATTCCCTGTAAAAGAAAATTGACTGTTGTGATATGGGTATATCCCCCAAGAACAACCAGATAAAGAATACCCGCTACCAATTCTACTTGTGCAGCTATAACTATAACTCATGTGTATTGTTGCTTTTTTTATAGCTAAATTAGGCTTTGTAAAAGTTTGCCTTCCTTCTACATAATTTTGAGAACTAATAACGGCATGGGTGTTTTGAGGATTATTTCCCACGAAAATACCATTAACCCTTCCCTCATACACGTTTACAACTGGATCTACTCTTATTTCTGCCATTATCTCACCTCCCTACAACTTGCCACTAATCAGTGCCATTTCCCAACTCTGTACAAACTCGTCTGCGTTGTTTGCTGCTACTTTAATGTCTCCATAGAAATTATTTATTTGACCGTTTGATTTATTATTTGTATCCCTGTTGTTTAATACTTTTGCACCGCGAGGAAGGAACACTCGTTCTTCTCCTTGCTCTCCCACCGTATACATACCGTCTTGTTTTACAAAGTCTGTTCCTATAGCAAGCCCACGTTGTGAGGCTGAGTAAGCACTTGTTTGTGCTGCATTAACGCTTGAGCCAATTCTCCCTACGCTATCTCCAATGCTATCAAATGTTCCTTTTACCTCACCACTCTTTCCTTGCAAAACAGCTATTAGGGCTAGTAGAGCTGTGAGTGCGGCAACAACCCCTATTATAATCGCTGTTGTCTTTAGCATACTAGCTTGGACAGGACTTAATCCACCACTAACTTTATTAAAAACAGATATAACACCACTTGTTGCTGTTGTTACTGTATTAACTGCTTTTATTAAACTCCCAACTATTAGTAACATACCTCCTATCAGAGAAATTATTGCCAATACGCTAGGAGGGGCTTTTGCTAGAACTTCTATAAATCCAGCTATAAGACTTATTACAGGTGCAAAAGCATCTCCTGTTTCTATTAAAGAATTTTTTAGCTTATTGAATGCAGCACTTAATGCCTCACCTGGGCTTTCTAAATTCTTTAAAGCCTCCTCTGTTGTTCCACTTGCATTCTTTATAGTTCCTAGATTATTAGAAAATTGGGTCATCCCATCTTTTGAGGTTAACATCAAAATTGCATTAAGTGCCTCAACAGAACCAAATAGGGTTGCCATATCCTCTGTATTACCTCTTGTCTTACGCTGTACATCTTGCAAAAATCCCGAGAGCCCTTTTGCTTGTAGGCTTGCAACATTAAACTGTATGCCAAGCTCTGCTGCTTTTTCTGCTGCTTGCTGGCTAGGTTTTATAACATTACTTAAAATAGCTTTCATTGCAGTCATCGACTCACTTGCACCGATACCTCTTGTTGTTAATACGGAAACAGCGGCTCCAACTTCAGCAAATTCTACTTTTGCAGTCGCTGCAAGCCCTGAAACTTTACCAAAATCAGTACCTAATTCCTTAATCGTTGTTTTCGCTAAATTTTGTGTCATAATCATTTGGTCTGAATACATGGTAACGTCTTTTACACTTGCACCATAAGCGTTCAATACTGTGGTCATCAAGTCTGCACCAATGCTCACATCCGTAAGCCCTGCTTTTGCTAGTTTAGCGCTACCCTCTAACACTTCCAAACTATCAGCTGTAGCAATATTTGCACTTATGATATTATATAAAGCGTTTGCAGTCTCATTAGCCCCAACATTAACATCGCTACTTACTTTTAATGCCCCTTTTCTAAGCGCATCAAAGGACACTTCTGTTTCATCTGCAATTGTTTTTACTTTGCTAAACTCTTTGTCAAAACTAATGCTTAATGTAGCTCCTGCAATCCCTATACCTGCCATTGCTGCCCCTATTTTTTGCATATTGGTAGCAACTGCATCAACATTGATTCCTACATCATCCAGCGTATTTTTAAACAAATTCCAATCAGTCGCAGCTTTCCCTAGAGTTCCAGACTGAGAAGAAATCGTTTGATTTACTTTTTCAAGTTCTGACTCTGTTTTAATAAGTTGCGTTTCTGCATTCTTTAGCTCAACAGTTTTATTTGCAATTGTTTTAGCATTTTTAGCATCTGTAGCATCTATTTTTTCTATCTCTGCTTTAAGTTCTGCAATTATTTCAGCCTGAAGCTTTGCTTTTTGAGTAAGAAAATCTTGTTTAGCTCCTAGTTGGTCAAACCCTGCGCCTGTTGCTCTAGATTGCTCTGTTGTTCTATTAAATTCTGCATTGAGTATTTCTAATTTACTCGTAGCATCCTCAAAACGGTTGCTTTGATTGTCTATCTGTTCGCTTGTTGTTCTAAGCTCTGCTTCCATCTTTATAAGCTGAGTCTCTGCATTTTTTAATGCAATCGTTTTATTTGTTATTGCTTTTGAGTTTTTTTCTTCTGCAGTATCTAAGTTGTTTAACTCACTGCGTAATTGACTAATTTTATCGGTCTGTAGTTGTATCTTTTGAGTTAAATACTCTTGCTTAATACCTAGTTGATCCATTCCAGTGCCTGTTGCTTTTGCTTCCTCTGCTGCTTTTCTAAACTCTGCATTGAGTAAAGCCATCTGCTTGTTAACTTGAGGCACTCCCTCTTTAACTTGATTGTAGTCAAAATCAAGTATAATACTGCGCCTATACCCTTTAAAAGACATATCACTCCCTCCTATCTAAGAAAATCATCTAAACTCTCACACTCTTCTTCTGCTTCTGCTTTTTTCTTTCCTGCGTACATTTCTATTTGTGTAAGGATGTGAATCACCGAACTACTGTAAAATTCATCTGCAGAGCGTTTCATTCTGATACAATAAATGTAGAACCACGTGTCGAAGTCAAATTCTACTGTTGCTTTTGAATTAACTTCTCTATCTCCTTGAGGTACTTTTTTGTAAATTCCTCTCCCCCTACATTTCCACAACACTTAACAAATGCATCTGTTATAAGCCCTAACAATTCACTCCCTGCGCTACAAATAATTACCCTCGCTTCATCTAGCGTGAAGTCAGGCCTATTTGTTTTGATACCCGAATAAAGAAGCTTTGCTCCCAATTCGTAAGGAGATGCACCAACTTCTTTGACTAAGTCATCCATTCCAAATTCTTCTTGAAAAATAATAAGTGCATCAATATTAATGATGCACTCTACAGTTTGATCTTCAAATTCTATAAAAATAGGTTCTACCCTTCGACAAGTTATCCTAGCCACAAAATCTCCTCCTAGCTTTCTTTAATTTCATCAGTGATTTGCACAACTTTAAAAAAGTCCTCCACCATGGTTTCCGTAACATCTTCATGCGCCGAATTAATCTTTGTATAGTATCTACCAATGCTATCGTGCTCAAATGCTGTTATTACAAGCGTATCATTGCTGATATTTAAGTTGTCACCTTCTCTTTGTTCGTCGGTGTCCTCAATTGGGCTTACTTTACAATAGATAAACCAAACAAGCTCTTTGACTCCTTTTGTTTTTTCAATCTCCCAGCCCATTGCGAACGGTTTTGGCTTATCCGTGCTTTTCCCACTCTCAACCCCATTTTCAATAACTGTTCCCTCCATGTATGCACGCCATTTTAGAGGAATGTTGTTGTGATCCAGTGCAATAGCATAGCTTGTTTTTGCGCTTTCTTCTTCTTCTAATTTTCCATCCCCATATTGTTGGCCAGTCGCAACGTTTGGTTTTCTGTTCGCTTTTCGAATACCAGGGATACGCTCTGGTGTCCCGAAAATTAGCGCCCCATCTTGTTCTTCTATTTCTGCCAAATGCATATTTGAAACATTAATTGATTTTCCCATCTATATTACCTCACCTTCTATATAGTTAAAAATTAACATCTTTCTAAAAAGACGCGTGTTGGAATCTAATTCTTCTTCATCATCTTTTCCTGTAACATAAAAAATTCCAGATGCGTTGAGCAATGTTTTTACTTGCTTCACAACATCTGAATAATCTACGACTGAAAAAATATCTACTTGTAATGTTCCTTCTTCATCTTCAATCTGTCCATCTCCATAAAGGACTCCCTTTTCATTAAAAAAGTGATAGCTAATGACAATTCCTTGTTCATCAAGCTTAGGTCTTTCATTCCATTTAATGGGATACCCTAGCGGATTTAGCATGTCAAATACTTTTTTAATCATTTAGACCACCCTTTTTAAAGCTATCTTCTATTATTTGTTCAAGCTTACTTTCAACATCATTCATTGCATCATCCATGAAGTGAGTCGCTCTAGCTTTATAAGTCCCATCGTTTACAATGTGCCACAAAGAGCCAGTTGCCTTTCCACCTTGAATGCGTACAATTGTATCTCCAAATTCATCCTTTTTGGTTGATATTTGAACATCTTCATGCATGTGCTTTATTTTCTCATCATTAGTTTTTATTCTAGCCAGTCTGCTCATAACAGCAGCTTTAACAACCTTAGCCCCCTCTTTTTGAGCATCTAATCCTGCTTCTTTACACTTTCCCGTCAAATCACCTAAAAACACTTCCATCTTGTCACTATCTAGATACCTCATCCTAACAGCCATAATTACACAACCTTTACTGTAGCAATAAGCATATAGGCTGGATAATCATCAAGAGGGGCAATCCCAACAATATTATAAATGTTCCCTTGGTGCCCAATATACATAGATTCATCTATGTCTTTTCTTGCGCGAATTGTAAAGTTGACTTGTATAATATTGTGTTCTGCCCCTTGCTTTATAGCCTCTTTACCTAATAGCTGCCTCCTCTTAGCCCATATATTAGAAATAATGGGTTCATACTCCTTTTTGATGGGAGTTATAGGTGCAGAGCTATAATCTTTGCTTGTTAAAATGTCTATTTTTTGGTTCATCTCACTAATTTTCACTTGGCACCTCACTTTCTTTTACAGTAAATTGTAATTGCTGTATGAGCGCTTTTAAGCCGAAAGGAATCTCGCTAGTTGAATATCTACCTTCTGTTACAACGCCTCTATTTTCATAAAAATGTGTAATCAACATAAGAACAGCTAGTTTATAAGTAGGGCCTTCATAATCTTTTTTTATGCCAGCCTCTTGTAGATAATTTTCTGCTGCTGCTTTAAATGTATCTAGTAAAGCATCTTCTAAGACTCCATCTATTCTTAAATACATTTTGATTTCTTCTTTTCCTAGTGCCATTTAACACCTACTTTCAAAAACAAAAGCTACTGTAGCAACCTACTCCGCTCCCACTCTCCAAAGAGCTTCTTTCAGTTATAGATTTACAGTAGCTTTTGTTATTAATTGCTTAAAACTTCTATTAGTTCGGCTTTAGTCATGCTACTATAGCCTGTGATTCCTCGTTCCTTACATAAGGCTTTTAATTCTGTAACTGTCATACTATTATAATCTAATTCTTCCTCTGCAGGCTCAAAAAACATCATACTGGATGCCTGCATAGACTCATTAGGGAGTAATAGTAATTTCACCTTTCACAATTGCTGCTTCATCTAGCACTTGAACATCTAAGCGTTCTCTTACTTTCATCCCTAAAAGGTCCTTGCTCCACATATCTCCTGCTTGGTCAGATGTCTCAATTGTCATGTTTTCCCTATCAAAAAGAGTAATGGCTTCCTTGAAGTTCCCACAATAGATTGGGGCTTTGCCTGCCACTGTTTTAAGAGTTTTATTGCTTAAAACAATAATTGGATAAGACCCAAAGAGTAATCTTTTTGTTTTGTTTGTAGGGTCCTTTTCTAAGATATAATTGCCATCATCATCTTTTAGTTTATCTAAATGATTGAACCCATCTTGATTTGTAATAACTTTTGCCCCTAATGCAAGTGATGGATCAAGTTCTACATTAAAAATATCCTTTAACGAGTCAATTCCTGTAATGTCTGTAGATGTACCAAAGTTATCTTCGATTAATTTTAAAATCAAAAAATTTCTAGTAACCTTTGATTTTTTTGCAATCCATTTTCTAATATAAGCTAAAATATTTTCAGCTGTGTTAGATAGTAATTCTTTTGTAATTTTTAAGATTCCACCCTTTTTCTTAACTTTATAGCTAAGTTTTTCAAATTGTGGTCCTTGTACGTCTGGGAAGTCTGCTTCTTCATCTACATTGTCCCAAGGGGTGCCCTCTGCATCTTTCTCAATAACTCTACTCCCTGATAGTGTCGTCACTGGTTCGACAGTTACAATCTCTTCAAGGGCATCCTCACCTCTTCGTAGCTCTTTAATCTGCGTTTGGATATCTTGTGGAACGGTTAACCCTCCATCTTCATCAACACCCTCTGTCATACTTGTGGTAGCATTTAATACCTGTAGGGAGTCTTCTGGTAGTGGGGCTTTTTTGGCCATGGCTTTAAAACAATTAATAAATGCCATAGTAGCTGTCAGTTTACTTTGTGAAGCTGGCTCTTTTGCTCCACCGTTTGACAATTTTGACTTAAAGTCATCCTCTTCGTCATCTTCTAACTCGGCCAACATTTCTGCTTGAGCTTGTAAGTCTTTAATTTCTTGTAGCGCTGCTTTAGCCTCTGCAACCTTGTTTTCATTTACTAAATTTCTTGCCTGTTCTTTTTTTGTTGAGATTGCATTCAATAATTCTCTTAATTTTTTTGACATATAAATGTCCTCCTTTTAATTTTTAGTATAAAAAATAGACCATTTGCTCCTAGGCAAGGTCTATCTCTACTAATAGTTTATTTTTTTCTTCTAATTCTTCATTGTTTTCTATTTTCTTACTTTTAAGTAATCCTTTAGGTGTATTTACATATTTGTCTAAATACTCGCTCACACATGCTACAGCTTGTTTTTCTTCTCCAAACTCAACATTAAAATATTTTTGTGTTTCCTCTGCAGTTAGCCATGTTTCAGCATCTACTAATTCTTTGATTGTATCCATACTTACGCCATCTTTTAAGTTCTCCTCATAAACTGCTAAGATGCACTTCTCAATCTCGTCTAAATCATTTGCTAGTTTTCTAAAGTCTTTTGCATTTCCACTTCCCCAGCTCCAAGGTGAATGAATCATAAACATTGCTGCTTTAGGCATTACTACTTTGTCTCCTGCAAGTGCAATTACACTGGCAATGGAAGCTGCCAAACCATCAATATAGACGGTTTTATTCCCTTCGTGTCTCTTAATCATGTTGTAGATTGCAAGCCCGGCAAATACAGAACCACCTCCACTGTTCATATAGATATTTAAGTCTTTGCCTTTATGCTCTGTTAAGAAATTCTTAACTGCATCAGGATATTGGTCTTCATCCTCCCATGCCCCCCACCAAGAACTTACAATATCACCATAAAAATAGAGATCTGCACTAGTCTCCGTTGCGTTCTTCACTTGCAAGAAAGCTTTTAGGTTCTCTTGGTTTTTTTTACTCATGTTGTCCCTCCTTCTGCTTATATTGGGCCCCAATCATTGTAATAGGAATGTAATTACCATTGCACATCAACTGGTCTCCCCCTTCCTTATACTCCATATCAAGAATGTCTCTAGCTTCATTTGGAGCGTATATAGCGTTGTTTACTGCCATTGATAAGGTTTCCATCTGAGTCTTTGTGTCAGCTCTTAAGATGGCCATTTCATTGTATTTGTAAAAACACCCATTATTTACTTCTACTTCTTCTAGTAATTTAAAATTTATCTCTTCTTCATATTGCTTAAGAGGGTATTGCATAGCTTCAACATAAAAACTTAATTGTTGCGCTTCGTTGCTTGCATAGCTTGATTTGTCGTATATATTTATTTGGCTAGGTTTTATACCGAAAGCGCCTGCAATCTGTAAAGCATTATGTTTTTTTAATTCGAAAAACTGGCTATCTGTAAGCTTGATATTTAAGGGCGTCAGTTTCATCCCTAAAGGGATAGGAATCATCCCTCCTGCGTTTTCTGCTCCTGTAGCTAATTCTTCCATTCGCTCTTTTAGTAACCGTCTTTTTTCATTGTCTAAATCTCCTGTGTACTCCAAAGCACAACTTCCTGTAAGTCCAGTACTATACAAGTTATTCATAAATGCTTGGCTAGATAGCCCCCCTTTAAGAGTCCCTTGAAGAATTTCCCTTACAGAGGCTCCTTTTATGCCATTAAAGGTCATTGATGTCTTAAAATGTAAGACTTCATCATTCCTAAAAACATATTGTTGGTTGGTTTGTGGGTCTCTGTAGACATACCATATCCCGTTGTCATTCCCAAAATATCCAATATCATCTATAAATACTTGAACATTTTCGCTTTGCATAATCCACAAATCTTCTAATCGCCCTGTTTTTTTGTTGTATCTGCAAAAGACATATGCATTCCCATAATGGTTCCTATTCATCTCTACAGTGCTCCAAAATACTGTAGGGGCAATGTAAGGGTTAGGCCTCGTCTTAAGTAAATAGTACGCCCTATTAGGGGCTGCACGTATTACTCCTTTTGATGTTTCTTGTTTAAATTTCAACGGGAGCTTACCCATCGTTTCAGACAATAGCTTTAAGCATGTAAAGTATGTTGCCTCAGCAATTGCCTCTTTAGAAATGCCCTCCAACCCCAACCATCTAATAATCTCTTGTGATTGGGCATCACTTGTAGGCCTTATTAAGTTTTGCACACGATACTTTAATTTACTCCATAATTTCACTTATTCCCCTCCTTTCTTTTTAAGCCTATCAGCCATTTCTAGGAAATCATCAACCTCTTGATTTACATCATATTTATCTTTTTGTTGATTTACCATACACAACTTCCATGCATCTATAGTTGCATCTACAGGGTCAATCCTATACTCTGCACTTAGCTTATCTACCTTGATTTCACCAAAGCTATTCTTAGTGGTCGTAGCATTTACAATAGACCACACCAAAAGCTCATTGTCTTTGTTATACATAACTTGACCTGCTTTTATAGCTAATTGGAAATCAACTGTTGCATCATTCAAACTCTTAGCACTTTGGACAATTTCTGTTAAGTCACAACCTAAGAAATCTAAATCAGCTAGGAATGCACTAGCGTTATGATTATCATAGCCACACCCAACAACTTCAAGATTATACTGTTCAATGATCTCCTTCAAATACGATATGATAAATTTATAGTCTGTTTTAACTCCAAAAGCTCCACTCGTTAGGGTTAATAGCTTTTCTTGTACCCAAATCCTATAAGGTGCATCATCCGTTTGCTCATGCTCTAATAAGCGAAGTTCTGGCATAAAAGAATGCGAGTGAATAAACCTTTTATCGCCATCCATTTCAAATATTAGTGCAATACTAGTTAAATCTCCACCGCTACTTAAGTCTATTCCTAAGTAACATTTCTTTCCTCTCATATCTTCTAGAGTTAAATCACATTCACAAAGCTTGAATTTAGCTAAGTCAACAAGGGCCCCGCCTTTATATGTCACCCAAATATTAAGCCACTTCGTCATAAAGTCAAGAAGGTCTTGCCCACCTTTTTCCTTTACCTCAACAGCTACCTCAGCCATCTTCTTAACTTCCTCCATGTTAATAGTGTAGTCTCTATTAAATAAAAGAAGAGGGTTAGCCTTTGCCCAATTGTTGTAATCCCATATGTCGTCTTTTTCATCCATTTCACAAATGAGGATAAAAAGAGACTCTTTTTTAATATTCCCATTTAATACTTTTTTGCAAAATTGATAATGTTCGTAGCATGGGCCATTCAGATTGAACCCTGCGGTAGTAATCGCAAGGACTAATGCATTATTTACTCTACGCTGCCCACCCTGTAGTAACTTATAAATTTGATTATTTGCATGAGCATGATACTCATCTACGTTGGCAAGTATACTTCTAAACCCATCAAAGGTTTTTGTATCTCTTCCAATCGCCCTAATAGCTGTACCTGTTACCCTTGATGTAATGGTGTTTGTAGACTTTGTAACCTTGTACAATTGACTCAAGTCTTCATCTGCTTCAATGAACTTCCTAACATCATCCCAGACTAGTAATGCCTGGTCTTGCTTTGTTGCTGCACAGAATATGCGCCCCTCTTTGTAGTTAGAAAATCCAGAACGGTTTACAGTTTCAGCACCACCTAAAAAAGTCTTCCCATTCTGTCTACCAATTTGAATGTAAGCCTCTCTAAATCTAAGATATCCAGTTTTTTTATGTTTCCACCCATGTAAGGACCCGATGATAAATTCTTGGAATCCATACGTTTCAAGTTTCTGCTTTTCTTCTCCTTCTCCAATCGTTAGTTCATTGTCGATGTCAATGTACTTTTCTGCCTCTTCTACATCAAAGAAATACTCAAAGTCCTTCTTACTGTTCTCTAGATCATCTAAGTGTCTTTTACATGCCAAGAACTCTGATTTACCAGCTATCTTCCCACCACTTACAACTAACTTAGCATATGCAGTTGTCCTGTCCTGTCTTGGCACATCTCCTCACCACCTTAAGTAACATATTTCAAGAATTTATTTACCTCCCCTTGAACACCTTCTGGTACAACCAATTTAAGCCTATCCGTTGTTGCAAGCCCTAACTTGCTACTACACTTAAAGATTTGTTCAGCATATTTGCTTTGCGCTGTAACATAGGGGGATAAAGTTTTTCCACTCTTACTTTGAATCACATGCCCATACTTATCAATCTTCGCTGTACACTCTACATAGCTACTATAGGCCTTGCAGTATATTGCCAAAATAGATAAATCTAAATTATCTAAGATGCCTATCGTTTCTGTCTCTACTGCAACTCTAATAAACTCTTCTTTTGCAATAGAATCTTCCTCTAACCAACTCGGAACACATAAATCATCCCTAGCAAGTTTTAATTTTTCTTCTTGCTTAGAGATATTTTTTTGTTCAAGTTTTGTTAAATGTTTTTTGGTTGTGGCTACGCTCTGTCTTGGCTTCATTTTTTTATCTCACTCTCCAAACTTTTTTCTCAAAAACTTTTTAAAGGGAAAATTTCTGGAATTAAAGGCGAATGCTCGGTAAGAAAGGATTCGCTTAAAACTTTTTGATACCCCCCTATGCTGCTAATCCTGTCGCTCTTGCCTTCTCTAACACATCAAAGAGCATCTGCTGCGCTTTGACTTTATTTCTAAAGTACATCCTGTGTATCTTACTGTGGTTTGAGCTACTTAACGGTATTAGATTTAATATATCTAAGCCTTTACTATAATCATCCTTTAACTCAACAATATGATGCACAGTCTTTGCTTTGGTTACCTTCCCATTAACAAAGTAATCGTATAGGTCTAAACCAGCCGACTTTATTAATACATTTCCTCGAAGCTTAATCCACTCTGTAGAAGAATAAAATTCAGCATTCTTTCTTTTGGTTGTATCATACTGTTTGTTATACTTAGCTCTTTCTAGTGCATAATGGGGAGCACACTTGCTACAACATTTTCCCTTGGCATCTATTTGTACACCACAACGACATAACTTCTTTAAACTCATTAGATCAACTACTTTCTATAATGGGTCATTTAATCGGTCTATTTCCTTTTCCTTCATTGCAATAAGTTTCTTATCATTCTCAACTTTATGTGGGTTGTCTTTCCACTCCTGCTTCTTCTTATTTACAAGCCAGAACTTCTGTGCTGCTACATCTCCTGGTATATGTCTTTGAAGTTCAACTATAACTACATGCTCCTTTGAACACTTGTTGCCATCTTCATCAAAGTAGACATCCCTACACTTAACTTCTTTATGTTCTGTGTAGTTGTATCCTGTTGCTCTCATGTATAGAGATTGCTCCACTTTTGAGTTAGCTTCTTGCCTCTTTATCTTTGCCCGGCACAAAATGTTCGAAAGTGCCGAATAGACCCTTTTATACTCTCTAAAAGTGGAATATGACACATCTAACATGTTTGCAATTTCTCTTTCGCTCAATCCTTGAATTATCCAAACCTCAATCTTATCAAGGCTTTTCTCCACTTCTTCCCACTTGTTAGCAGGCACATTTTCACCCCTTTTCTATTCGGCACTATTCGGCACTTTTGCAATTTTTACACTTGGGATTCATAAAGATTTTGTCGTGTTACTTTTTAACTTTTTAACTCTAAATATATTCAAACACTTGATATATAAAGCCTAAAGGCACTTTTTATAAATTGTGTGATATTTTACTTATCTTATTATTTTGTAAAACATACTTTCTTACTTTCACTTTAATAGAAGAAACTCTTACTTTTTATACTCTCATTTTACCTAACCTCAATATGTAAAATTAGGGGCAAAATGAAGAGGATTTCTTCCTATTATAGGATAAATTTCTAATCATTGTATCCTTACTGTTTTGAGTGATACCAATATACTTTTTTGTAACCGATATATCACTATGATTAAAAATATCCATGATTGTAGCTGCATCTTTTGTTTCTTGGAATAACCAATATCCAAAAGTTTTTCTCATTGTATGGCATCCGATATTATCCTTGTATTCGAAATGATGCGCGGCATCATTTAATATTTGCCACACTCTTTGTCTTGTGATTGGTTCATTTTTCCCTTTACTTCTCTTGAACAAATATTCATAGTCTCTTTTCGCTTTAATATATTGCTTTATTATCTTCTTGAGATCCTCGTTAATTGCAAATCTTTTCTCTTTCCCTGTCTTTTTCTCGCGCATATAAAGATAATCTACATTTTTAACATCTCTAACTTTTAAGGGCAATATATCTGATATCCTTAGCCCTGAATAGATCCCAAACATAAAGAGAACATAATCTCTCTCGCTTTGCTCTCTTAAGTAATCTGCTATATCAAGAATTAACCCTTGGTCACGAATAGGTTCTACCGTATTCAGATATATCACCACCTTTCTTTTTTTGCATTATAAAAGCTCCTAGCTAAATGCTAAGAGCTTTCTTTGGGGGATTTGCGTTAGGGTTTTGTATTTATTACCCACTAACATAGTAGCATGAAAATATAGGTAAAAACTCCCCTATTTATTTTCCCCTACTATTTCTCCCCTACTATTTTTTTAATGTTTTACTAACCCTAATTCGGTAGCTTTAAGTGCTGCATATGTAAGTATATCATTTTTCTTTTCATAGTAGGCACTTTTTTCTAATGCAAGGATCCTTAATATCTTTGTGACTCTGTACTGCTCCTTATAGGTTAACTTTATTATTTCTCCATACTCGGTCCCTTTGAATTTCTCTAACACACATTCAACTACCTCTATCCATTCATTATCTTTTCTTTTTTCAAGCAATTTTAACGCGCTATTCTCTGTTTTACTTGAGACTGTATTGCTCCTTCCACCCTCTACAATGCCTGTTTTAACTCCAAAAATAATATCCTCTTCTAATAATTCCATTTGTTCACACTCTGCTTGATAATTGTATAAGTAGTATTCTATTTTTTTACATAACCCTTTATCTAAAATCATATCGCGCCTCCCAAGCTTTATATAATTTTGCTAACTTAATTAAATAAGCACCAAAACACTTATACAATTCTGCTCGTTAAAAACAGTGTATAAGTGCATTGGAATCTATTCAATTTACTTTTTTCTATACTTTGCAAAGATATCGTTCTTCCCATTTGATGAAGTTTTCTTTTGTATAAGTGGTTCATCTAAAAAGTTAATTCCTTGGGTAAGTTTTACACTATTAGTGGATTGCAGATTCTTTTTAACCACCTCTTGATTATCCTCAACCTCTTTCTTGATTTCTTCTAATCTCTTAAAAGGTAAACTTAATCCTGCTAGCACGCATACTGTTTCCTTCCCATATCCTTGAAATACATCTAAATAACTTCCCACCTCTTTTTTAAGTTCCACTAATTCTACTGGTTTAGCTGTTACAATTCCTATATATTTAATTACTTTATCATTCTCTATAGGAGCATATATATTACTCTTTAAGCTCTCAATCACTCTTGCTGTTGTTGTCTCTTCTTTGTCCACCCTAGTAATTGTCAACATTCCTTTTGACCTAATAATCTCCATCACTTCTGCCTTATCTATGTTGCCTCGGATATCTTTGTTATTAGGCATATCTAGCATTTTTTCAAATAGTTCTACAAAATCTTTATTGATACAAAGTTTGTTTTCACAGGCATTATTGTCTAATGTCACAATACTTGCAATCCCCTCAATTTCTTCAAGTTCTCTGAAACATTCATACGCGTTAATGTGTGTTTTAAGAGGTTCATGTTTGCTTGGTAGGATTGTTACAGCCCCTACTTCTTTTTCCATGTGTTGTGATAGTAAATCAATAAGCATTGGTGATGCTCCTGACCCTGTTCCCCCACCACTACTAAAAATAACGTATATAAATTTATTTTTTAGTTTTGCATCTATCTCTTTGCTAATACTCTCAAAATCTTCTATAACTAGATCCTTTGCCTTGTTTCTGTCTTTATTGCAGCCTTCTCCACCTTTTATGTGATACTTAAATTTTGTATCTAACGTATCTAGATCTTCTTTAGATGTATTTACAAAAAGGACATCATAACCGATTTTCTCAAATCTGCTACCTATATTCCCTCCTGCTTGCCCAACTGCTATAAATCCTATTTTCTCTTTCATCCTAACGCCTCCCTCAATTCCTTTATACCTGCTTCTGTGATGAAGTAGGTATGTTCTCGCCCATCTTTAATGCCTTTTTTAACAAGTTCCATGGATACTAATTTCTTAAGTCTTATAAATAAATTCTGCCCCTTAATATCTACATCTTCTAAAAGTTGTTTCCTCGACAGTGAGCTTAAACTCGTTGTTGCTTGTGTTTCTTGTAAGGCATTTAGTATTGCATAGTCCAATTTATCCATTTCCATCAGCCTTTTTATTTATTTTTATCATTTTTTACTATTTTTTATTTTGCGTTATTTACTTTTAAGATAATTTATTATAAATTAAGATGCTCTCTTTAATTTCCTTGGTGGAGACTGTGCTAAATCAAACCAAGTAAAGGTGTCTCTATACCGCCCATTTGTAACTACGATAAAGTGTTCATGTATGGCGATTACCTTTTGTCCTCTTACTCTGTCTCCCAAGCTTATTGACTCTTTAACCTTGTTCATTTTAAGCATAAAATTATCTATTGATTGATAGTCCATCATACTCCCTCCTCTCAAAATGGTAAATCATCATCGTCCTGTGGCTGTTGTGCGAATGCATCCTCTTGAGGTTGTTTGCCTTGCTCTTGTTTCCCTTCTGCAAAGTGCTGACCTTCAACTATAATGTCTACAGATGTTTTTTTAACCTTTTGAGCATCTTCCCATGTATTTACTTGGGCCCTACCTTCTATAGCAATCATTTGCCCTTTTCTAAAGTATTTTTCTGCAAACTCTGCTGCCTTACCGAATGCCACTATATTAAAGAAATCAACATCAGGATCACCTTGTCTACTAAACTGCCTCCTAACTGCTAAACCATACCTTGCGACTGCTACTGGTGTAGCTGATTGTGAATATCGTACCTCTGGGTCTCTCGTTACTCTTCCTAGTAAAATTACTTTATTCATCTAAATCCCTCCTATATTTAAAATTGTACATTGCGATAAAAATATTATTTACGTATAATTTAGATATCAAGTTAATCTTGAAATCTAAAAGAAAGGAGCATATCCTTATGTCAAAAGAAGAAACCATTGTGCCTGAATTTATTAAAACCACTTTAGATGTAAAAGCTAAAACTATATTTCAGTTTCAAAACGCTTGTGAATTTATGAAAAGCAAAAATGCTGAGGGCGATATAACTTTATCTAGCCCAAATATCAAAGTTTCACTTGTTACTCCCCAGGGACTAGTTACTGGGTCTATAGATCTAAGCAATTATTCTGTAGATGCTAGCAAAAATAACTTTACCGAAGAAGAACTTGAATCCATGATTTTAAACAATACGAATAAGTTATTCTCAGATATTGAGAAATCATCTGAAAATCTCAACATTATTAATTTATCAACTACTATTGTTGTTAGAGATGCAACTCTAATCCCTTGGAATAACTCAGAAAAATCATTTGAATTTTCTACATTGTACTTATTTTCATCTGATATTAGCGGATTTACTATCGGATCAAGGAAGCAACTATAATAGTTTGAAGTTAGTTGCCTTTTCAAGACCTAATGTCTCAGCTATCTTACACATAGTTGAGGCATTTCTTGCTATATTGCAATAATCTGATTGCTTAATTAACTCTTGGTTCTCTTTGATTAACTCCTCTAAAGCTGCTCTTAAGGCTATCTTTGTTTCATTTGTCATATCCAACTCTCCCTTCACATTTTTCACAGTTATTACCGTTGAAATATTCCTCCACTACTGTTAACTCTTTACCACATCCAGCGCATCGCTTTGTATTTTCACTTTTGATTTCTATATTCGATTCCAACCCCGTTGTTGTTGCCATTAACACGTTGCATCCAAACAACTTATTGAGAACTATATCAATTTCATCTATAACTATACTAAGTTTTTCTCTATCTGACGGATGTCTATCTCTATACCTCAAAAGATCGTCTGCACTCATTACCCTTACTGGATAACCTATCTCTTTTGACATTTTTTCTACCATAGGAACCATATTAGAGTTAGGAACTATCAATGTACTGTGTGTTGACGCTGCTAATTTAATTGCTTTGGTCGTTTTCCCTGATTTCCTACTATTTGCGTATATAATCATTTTCTTATTCCTCTCCCTATAAAAAACTAATTTTAATCAGTTAATTTTTCAACACAATCTGTAAATTTCTTACATTCTTCTGCATACTCTTTTACTTCTTTGCTCCAACGGTTTTTTAAATCACTTTCTATCTTTTCTACACTCC